AACCAGCATCATGATGAAGGAAGCGACTCCAGCCGCCAAAAAGAAACATGGGATAAAGGCGGGTATTTATAATCCGACTTGGGAAGAAGTCATGGAGCACTCTCCGTCGCTACAAACATACCTCCAGAAACACCCAGCGGTAAAATCGCATGTTGAGGGGCTTGTAGGTCAAGTTCGCTCTTGTTCTCGTCACGCTGGCGGTGTTGTGATCGCAGAAAATCTCGATCAAAACATGCCCTTAATCAACTCAGGCGGGGTAAGACAGACTCCGTGGTCAGAGGGGCAGAATGTTAGACATTTGGAGCCCATGGGGTTTATTAAATTTGATTTATTGGGGCTATCTACCTTGAAAATGATGGAAGGATGTATTGAACACATTTTGCGTCGACATCACAAGGTTCAAAATCCCACTTTTGGGGATATCAAATCATTTTATGAAAAGAATCTCCATCCAGATGTAATTGATCTGGAAGACAAAAAGGTTTTTGAGAGCGTATTCCATAAAGGAAAGTGGGCGGGCATCTTCCAGTTCACAGAAGGCGGCGCCCAAAGTTTTTGTAAACGTGCAAAGCCCAATAGTATTATTGATATTGCAGCAATTACATCAATCTATCGCCCAGGACCGCTTGCTGCTGGGGTTCATGAAGAATATATCGAAGCTATGAAGAACCCTCAAGAGATTGATTATCTCTCAAGCGATTCCCGTCAAATTACTGAAGAAACCTTTGGTTTCTTGATTTTTCAGGAACAAATTGCCCTTTTGGCTCATAAATTGGGCGGATTGACTTTGGATGAGGGAAATACACTTCGTAAAGTTTTGACCAAGAAGGGCACTGGCAAAGATGATATCAAGGAGAAGCTTCGGACGAAGTTTCATGATGGGTGCATTGCCAATGGTATAGAACCCACAGCAGCAACAGACCTATGGAATAAATTTGAATTCTTTTCGGGCTATGGGTTCAACAAATCGCACGCTGTGTCGTATAGTATGATATCTTATCAGTGTGCCTGGTTGTGGGTTTATTATCCGGCTGAATGGATTGCAGCTTTTTTGGATAAAGAACCAGAGATTCGCAAAGAAAAGGCGATTAATGTTGCCAAGCATTATGGGTTTGAATTGTCGCCTTTGGATATTAATACATCTGGTGAGGTGTGGGAGATCAGTGAGGATGGGGGAACACTCATTCAGCCTTTAACCTCTATTAAGGGCTTGGGTGCGGCAGCAATTAAGCAAATACTGGACAATCGACCGTTTACAAACGCTGAAGATTTGCTGTTCAGGCAGAATGTGGTCTATAGTAAATTGAATAAAAAATCACTGGATGCT